ATCTTCATTGATAGCTTTCAAGTATTCACGAGGAACTAGGCCATAATAGGTGATGAGGCGTACCTTGTCGTCTTGGTAATAGCTATCTTCTTGGGTTGCTTCCAAGTCACTGTCACCGCTACTTGTACCGATGTCCACTTTCTTGTAAATACCCTTTTCCATGCCTTCTACAATCTTGTGGATTGAGACATATTTCTCCACAGCACAGCCCATTGCCTCTTCAATGCTGTCGGCATTGGGGTCAATGATGAAGTTCTTTGGGTTGACGGGCTTCAGCTTCACACAGAAGCGCTCTGAAGAAGACACCCCAATAGCTGCCATACCCTGCATATTAGGCATAGCTTGTGTGGCTGGCTTATATTCGGTGTAGGTGGCAACAGAAATCTCACCAATGCCTGTTCCGTAGATTTCAGCCATCAGCTCGATGTGGTCAATGCTCTTCTTGATTTTATCCCGCTTGAAGTCTTCAACCAGCAACGTCTTAATGGCTTGGATGTCCATTGGGTTGCCGTCTACGTCCTTCACATCGTCTTGAATGTCAAAGAACTCTCCTTGACCGAAGATTGCCTCAATAACCTCAGCGTGGCGGGTTTCCACAGCCTGCTGCGTGGCAGGGCTGATAATACGGCTGCGCTCGCTTTCGCGGGTCTTGTCCTCAGCAGCCCACTGACCACGGAAGATGCGCTCATACTCCTCCCAATCAGAGAGGTAGTTGGTGTCGCGGTAGTCACGCCAGCGGTTTAGGTGGCCTGTAACCCAATCAACAAGCTCCTTCTCGTTGTTTGTTTCTTCTTCAAATTCCACTGGGGTTTCTTTAGCCATGTTGTTCCTTATTTGATCGAAAAGCCCATCGGGTCTTTATAAAATAGACTGTCCATTACTTCATACGGTTTCTGTTGCTGAGGAATGTTTTTCATATCCTTTTCCATGATTGTGTGGAGCCAGCTATCCCGTGCATTTAATTCTTTAGAGGTGTCATAGATAGGCCATTTACCTGCTTGTATGTCTTTCTTCCATGCTTTATACAGCTCAGGCTCTGTCTCAATTATTTTTCCCTTTACATAGCCGGGGACAGAAACAAACTTTCCTTTATTAGGCCCTTCAGGAATTTCAATCCCTGTAGCATAAATAGTAACCGGATTTCCCTGAGCATCAATAAAAGGCTTATCCATGTTTGAACGATGATAAGCAACTTTGTTTAGCTCTTGAGGACTAAGGCCCATTTTTTGAAGGTCTGCGAACATATCTGCCATGTTTAAAATCCAATTGTGACATCGAGGACTTCGTATTCGTCATCTTCGTAGTCTTGTTGATAATTACTGATAGCAAGTTGGTCAATATATGAAAGAGCGTCAACCAAGTCGTCATGCACCCCTGCTGTGGGGAACATGACAAGCTGGTCTTGGAATTCCTTCCAGTCTCCGTCCTCGTTGAAGGAAACCCTTCCATGCTCCATGCGTCCCTGTAGCGACCAAACAACCCTATCCACCTTCTTCTTATTCCCGTGGGTTAGATCGTGGATGTGTGTGTACACATTGTTCTTACGCATCAAGTCAGTCAGATATGGGAGCACAGCATTCTTTAAGGAGCCTCGCTCAATGCCTGTGGCAATGGGTTTGTATTCCCTTACAGCTTTAAGGATGTGTACAGCAGTTGCCATAATATCCCAGCGCCCATGCTCAATCTTCTCTACCCACCAGTTTCCATTGTCTTCAATCTTCACAATGGCAATGGCTGTTTCATCAAGGCGGTTCTTAGCGCTGCCTGCGTTCTTACCCACTTCCTCAAAGCCTGCTAAGTCAATGGCAATCACATAGGAGCCATGCTTGGGCTCTGGTTTTGTCTTAAACCATTCTTCTTTAAACACATCACTGCCAGCATTGTCGAAACTGGATAAAAATTCTTGCTTAAAAGCAAAACTACTTAATGTTCTTTCAGCAGCTTCAATCTCCTTGGGATCGATTGTCTCGTTATCCTTAGTTGTGTAGTGCCAGCTTTTCCATTCCTCATCGTCGCCTTCTAAGCCTAGCTTGTAGACGTTGTAGAACCAATTTCTTCCGGCCGGAGTGCTAATGAAGAGCGCTTTTCCTTTTTTGTCGGCCAGCGAAGCACGAATAATCTTCTGCCAAGTATCTTCTTTTACGAAAGCGCATTCATCTAGCACAACGTAAGTTAACGACACACCTCGGAGACTGTCTGGGTTATCTGCGCCACGTACAAGAATGCGCCTACCGTTGATTAGTAATATCTCAAGGTTGTTGGAATGGCTACTTTTAATTACATTACGACCCAAGTCGTGAAGCAGCTCCCACATAATAGTGCGCGCCATCCCAAGGGTAGGGGCAATATACATCACCGCACTGCCTTCAGGGCAATTAAGCCCTTCAATAAGAAGGGTGATTGCTGACAACCTGCTTTTACCTAAACGGCGGCCTCCAGCTACAACCTTGAAGCGCTTATCCGAATTAAAAACTTCCTGCTGCCATTTGAGCAATGAAAAATTAAGTTCCATTGTGTTCCTTTATATAATCCGCTGCTTTATTTAGCAGTTCTGGACTGTCTTTAAAGTGGCCCAAACCTGTATTACAAGAACCACAAAGAAGCGATCTAATAATTCCTGTTACATGGCAATGATCCACCGCCAGTGCTCTTGTAGTTTTTTCTTTATTACAGATAGCACATACATAGTTTTGTTGTTTAAGTTTTTCTTGATATTCTTCTGAACTAATCCCATACGCTTTTCTAAGCGAATAGTCTGTTCTTTTAACTTTGTAACTGTCTGTTTGCTGTCGTAGCTTTTCTACATTGCTTCGACAAACATTACAAGCGTGTCTACGAATACCTTTGTCTTTGTAGTGCCAGTGAAAATGTTCTTCTGGTTTGAATTCAAGACAAGTTGTGCATTGTTTCATTCGATTCCCTTTCAAAGGATTAAAAACAGGTGTTCAACTACACGCACCTGTAACGTGCTGAAAGCCCTCGCGGGTTAGTTTTAATTTTTTATATTCTTTTATCAATTCAGAAGCAATCTTCTGTATGGCATATGCCTCTGTTTCTTCTCCCGGCTTGTCCTCTCCAAGCCAGCGGCAATGCGCCTGCCACAGATGAACAGCTTCGTGCACAAGAAGCCCATAGATTTCTTCTGCTGTAAGCGGTAGGTCTTCTTTAAGACAAACCACAGCAAGCCCTTGTTCCTCATAGATGGTGCAACAAGCCAACGCCCCTGAAGGCATAAAGCTGTTGTCATAGATGGAGAAGCTACGAAGAATGCTCTTGAAAGCCTTCTCGTCCATTGCAAGGAAATACTTGTAGGCACAATCCTGTAAGCTGCCAGACAAGGCTCGTGGCCTAGACATCGATTATGCCCTCGTCTTGGTTGTATGTTTGCTTTGCATCAGACAGCCCTGTAATGTTAATTGTAACAGAAGGGGTCGAATTCGCTCCCTTAGCAGCATCGAAGGCACTCATAGGAAGAATACGCTCAGCACAGAACTTAAGGGCAGCAAACTGATCCTTGTCCTCTCCATCCATAGCCTTACGGATGAGGGTTTCAATAATCTTCTCACCAGTGGTTCCTAGCAGCCTTGCTTTGAACTCATTAAGCCTTGCAGCCTCTCCGGGGGGTCTGCCAAGGGCTACTCTCTTACCCACCTTCTTTGCTTCTATTGCTGCCTTCGGAGGACGCCCTCTGCGGGCAGGAACTAAAGAATCCTTTGGTTTTGTCATGTCTTTATCCTTTCAGGAGACAACTGCTTAAAGTACTTTAAAGGAACTAAGACATTTAAGACATTAAGTTATATAAGTTAATTATTATAAATTACTTATTTAGTAAGCTATATAAGCAGCAATCTAAATGAACATCTATGGGTGTTTCCCCTATAGTTCCTTACTAGCGTAAGTGTGCAGATTGCTACTCAGTGCTTAGAAGTGGGATGAAGCTTCTTAGATTTCATTTGAGTTGCTGATGAAGCTTTTATGCCTCATATGATCATTATATCACAGATTTCTCATTTGTCAACTCTTTTCTTTAATTAATCATGTTTATTTTAGCATTTCTTGACCTAGATCAAGTTTATGTGTCTTAGAAGCTGTCCTACGGGTGTGCAGATTGCTATTAGAGAAGTGGACACATAGGCCTAATCTGTCCCTATTTAATCCAGCTCCTTTTAAGACTGCTTAAAAAAGAGGCAGTTATTACATTTTCTTCTTTATTTTCAATAGTTTATACCTGTTTTGGTATATTGCTTATTATTTCCTTTTTGTAAGCTTCAGAGGGTTCATAAACATTTACACATTAGCATGTCCCCCTCCCCCCCTATGAAATACTAATGAGAACCATTCGCATCTGCATCTGTGCTCGAAGGCCTTGGTTGTCTGTTGTCTGATGACTGACGAGGCCATTGGTGACATGTTAGTAACATGTTAGTGCTCGAATGTGGGGGATGGAGTAGGTGCCTCTGAAGCCCTTTGAATCCCACTAGATAGCGCCCATTAGTGGTGCATAAATGCTCATTGTTGGTGCATTATCACCTACATGGTGCATAGCAACTGGCACGTTCCTTGCAGTGTACGAATAAGAATCATTGTCGTTTGTTCTGTAACCCCATGAATATGCACGGGTTTTTAAATAGTTTTGAGAATCTTGAAAACTGGCACAGTAGATGCATGTAGTAGTGGGTCAGGCAATAACGCCTGAAGCCTTTAAAGGACTAACATGCTCACATTCACACACACAGTAGACGCTCTGCCCAACTGCCCCGACATGCACTCATACAAGCTTGTAGGCAGCTACATTGATAGCGAGGGCAGCTCTGTACATGTAGGAGAATACACAACCAACCTGCCGCGCATTCTCAAATCCCTTGAATACTATTTGAAAGATGTGGCTGATATTGAGGTTGTATTTCAAACAGTAGTGAGCAAAGGCTAGCCCTCCCTGCAAAGCCCTCCTATTGACAGGGTTTTGTGGAGAGTGTTATCATACGCTCAGCCTAAGCAATAACGCTCATGGCTAACATTAGGAGATTTTTATGCAATTTGTTTCTCTCTCCGGCCTCTCTGAAGACCGCCACACCACAGTTAAAACCACAGAGTTCACCGCCTTAAAGGGCCATGTCATTGATGGCGCTGTCATCATTGCGCCAAGCGGCAAACGCTTCAGCCTCAAAAACACAATGAAGGGCTGGGAGGTGCTGGGAGATGATGGCCTCCCATGTTCTGGCAATTTGTCTTCAGCCTTTGAGGTTGAGTATTTCGTTGTAAATGGTTTGTATTCCCACTAACCCAAGGAAAAACATCATGTATACATTTAATATTGAAATTACCGATACTTTTGGTGGCGAGGCTAATTATTCTTGGGTGAGGCGTTATACCTATGAGGCAAAATCGTTTCAAGGGGCTATTCAAAAACTGGCCCGTGAATATGGTAAAGGCTGGACAAAACAAATAGAATGCGGAGACTATTGTCAATATAAATTAGCTAATGCTGCAATCACCGCCTTTGTCACAATTCAATAATTAGAAAACCATTATGCACACAGCAGTAAACACAGCCAGCCAATTCCGTGATGAGTTTCGCGCCTGTGGCCGAGCTAATCAATTCTCTTATGAGGCCTTAGGCCTGTTGTTTGATTATTTCGAGGACAATGCTCCAGACATGGAGCTCGATGTAATTGCCATTTGCTGCGAATACACCGAAGAGGCCATTGAAGACATTGTGGCTAATTATTCCATCGACATTTCAGACTGTGACGGCGAAGATGAAATTCAAGAGGCCGTTGTAGACTATTTACAAGAGCGCACCGCCATTGCTGGCATTCTGCGCGGCGCTATTGTTTATCAACAATTCTAAGGAGCCCTTCATGTCTAAACGCATCCCCACAAAAACCCCTCGCTGGGAGGCCTTCGCAGACTATGCACTGGTGATTGTCTTAGGCACTGCCATTGCCTTTGGTTTGTTTGTCTATGTGTCTTGATTCCTTAACCTACTGAAAGCTTCAAATGATTGTTTCCAAAAAATCCACTGTTATCAAAGCCCCTGCTATCAAAACCATAGCAGCCACTAAAAGCACGTTCTATGCTAAAATGCAGCATGCTAAGGGAGCCCGTGTTTATGGCCCCTATCATAACGACATGATTTACATTCACACTACTAAGCTGGCAAAGGCATAATATGTTAGAATTAATAACTGACAGAGACGTGAGGGGAAAAGACATTTTCCTCAATGGTGAGCGTGTTGGTTGGGTTTCCTATGGAGACCTAAGAGACTTTCCTGCTGATAGAAAGCCTGTTACAATGCTACATGCAGAGAGAGGCACAAGATATCACTATAGTTGGGATGCTGCAATGAAATATATTAATGAGTTTTACAAGGAAAAAAGCCATGTATAAAATAATAGAAAAGAACAACCCCTTGGCGGTTCACGCCATTTGTGACACGCTAGAAAGCGCTAATAAGTGGCTGACAGTGAACGCGCCCTCTTATGTGGCTAAGGGGTATTTTATGGATAAATCATTAACCGCTGAAAGCTTTGAGGCCAAATTATGTACAAAATAGTCCACATTTCAAGCGGCATTGTGGCCGCAACATTCAATGAAAGGGCATTCGCCCTTGATTGGCTAGCAGAGAACAATAATTTGTTAGGAGAGCCCGCTAACCTGTACAAAATCGTTAAGGCAATGCCATGATTGACCTACATGTTCCCACTATGCAAGTGGCCTATCGTCTGCTAAAATATGCCCTGAGCGAGCTTAATGACGGGGAAATTGAAGAGGCTAAAAGCACGCTGATGGAAGCCCTTAGAATGATGGAAAATGTAGAAAACATGGAGACATTATGAAAACCCTGCCCTTTAAAACTACCATTGACGGGTTTGTCTGGTCGGGCTTGTATGAGCTAGACCCCTATTGTCCTGCCGATGAGCTTTGGCCTGCTTTGTTGCCCATAGCCACTGTGATAAGCCTGTTCATGAATGGAGGCTTGCTAGACGTGTATGAGGTGATTAATCCGTCCATTGTGCAAGCCATTGAAGCACAGCTCGTAAGGGAGGCCATGCCATGAGGGCTTTAGCAGCCCTTGTAGGGGCTCTGGTGGCCCTTGTAGC